AGATGCCACAGTTTTACCAACAGGATCTAGAGTAAATTTAGCTACATCAGATGTTTTAATTAGAAAATGGGATGGTATAGTGCCTGGAGTATCTCAAGTTTGGACAAACATACACACACCATAGGAGAATAAATGTATTTTGGAGGATCGTCATTTGCAGCAGCACCATTTGGAAGTTCAGGTGGTGTAAGTATTAGAGCTGTAGTTGCTGGAAGCAGGGTTAATTTAAACACAGGTTCTCCAACTATAATAGGTAAAGTAGTTGTTACTCTTTCAGGTAATAGAATAAATGCAACAATTGGTAACGTTGTAACTAGAGTAGATCAACTAGTGCCTGTAACAGGCAACAGAATAAACCTTGCAACTGATAGTGTTTCTGTGATATCATGGAATCCGATACCTCCAGGGGTGTCACAAACATGGGTTGAGATTGACCCATTAAATCCGTAGGAGAAATATATGGCGTCAAGCACATCGAGTGATTTAAAACTAGAATTAATTACAACAGGTGAAAAATCTGGGACCTGGGGTACAATTACAAATACAAACTTACAGATATTAGAACAAGCAGCGAGTGGATATATCTCTGTTGATGTTGCATCTAGTGATGTAGCATTAGCTTTATCTAATCATGCTGTATCAAACGGTAAAAATTTATATTTTAAACTTACAGGGACTTTATCTGCGGACAGAACAGTAACAATGCCAGACTCTGCAGAGAGAGTTTTTATCGTTGAAGACGCAACTACTAGAGGATCTAGTAATCGTACATTAACAGTTAAGACTGTATCTGGAACTGGTGTGGCTATACCTGTAGGATCAAAATGTTTGGTATATTCAGATGGCACAAATATAAATCTGGGTATAAGAGAAAAAGGATATTATACAGTTCCTGGAGCTTATACTGCTGTTGAGGGTGATCAATTATTGGTTGATACATCTGGAAGTGGTATCGGATCAGCTGTAACAATAACTTTACCAGCATCACCAAGTGTAGGGTCAGAAGTGACTTTTATAGATAGTGGTGCTAACTTAGCATCAAACAATCTAACCATAGCCAGAAACGGTTCCAATATTTTAGGTGCAGCCTCTAATCTAACAGTATCAACAAATGGCTCTGCCTTTACTTTGGTATTTGTTAATTCATCAAGAGGTTGGGCTTACAAAGATAACATATAGGAGCACGGACCATGGCTCTAGTTGAGTACAAATTTAAACCCGGTATAGATAAACAGAATACTGAATCAGGAGCAGAAAATCGTTGGATTGATTCTGATAATGTTAGATTTAGATATGGACTACCAGAAAAAGTTGGTGGTTGGTCATCTCTCGTAACAGATACAATAGTAGGTGTAGCAAGAGCACAACATGCTTTTGTTGATATCGCTGGTAATAGATATGTGGCTATTGGAACAGATAAATTTTTATTGTTATACTTTGAAGGTAAATTGTATGACATCACACCATTAAAAACAACTTTAACAAGTGCAACTATTGCAACTACAAATGCATCACCAACATGCACAATTACAAAATCAGGGCACGGATTATCAGTTGGAGATATAGTGCAACTTGCTAGTGTTACATTACCAGGTGGTACAGGTTTTAGTGCATCTGATTTTGAAGACAAAAACTTTCAAGTAATAACAGTTCCAACAACAAGCACATTTACAATAACACAATCATCCAACGCTAGTGCAACAGTATCAACAGGTGGTAGTTTAAGTATTAAACCTTATGAGCCTGTAGGACCAAGAGCACAATCATATGGTTATGGTTGGGGTATTGCAGGATGGGGTAATGGAAACTTTGGTGAAGCAGCGTCTGCATCAGACGTTACTCTAGAACCAGGTTTATGGTCATTAGATAATTTTGGACAGGTATTGGTGGCAACAATAATGAATGGTAAAACATTTACATGGAATGCTGGAGCATCTACGCCATTAGAAACAAGAGCTTCTACGACAACATCTGGATTTGCAACGGGTAGTAATCCAACAGCTACAAGAGTTAGTTTGATATCTCCAACAACTCGACACTTATTACACTTTGGAACAGAAACAACTATTGGTGATACAACCACACAGGATGATATGTTTATAAGATTCTCGGATCAAGAAGATATAAATACATACACTCCTTCTGCTATTAATACTGCAGGAACTTTAAGACTACAAGATGGTACAAAAATTATTGGAGCACTTAAAGCAAAAGAAGTTATTCTAGTTTGGACAGACAATGCTTTATATACCATGACATTTATTGGAGCGCCTTTTACATTTAGATTAGATCAAGTAGGTACAAACTGTGGATTGATAGGTCAAAACGCTGTTATCGAAATAGATGGATCTGCTTTTTGGTTAAGCTCTAAAGGTTTCTTTCTTTACGATGGTACGGTTAAATCCATACCATGTAGTGTTGAGGATTTTGTTTATGATAATTTTGATACAACAAAAGGTCAACAGGTTGCAGCAGGATTAAATAATTTGTTTACAGAAATTACTTGGTATTACCCATCATCTGGATCTGATTATAATGATAAATATGTTGTATTTAATTATGGTGAATCAGCAGGTGTGCCCGGTGGTGTTTGGTATACAGGGACAGAAGCTAGAACAAGTTGGATTGACTCAAATGTTTATCCAACTCCTTTTGCAACAAAGTATGATTCAACTGCAGATGGTACATTTCCTGTCATTGTAGGTCAAGATGGTTTAGGTCAAACCACATATTTTGAACATGAGGTAGGAACTGATCAAGTAAATCCAAATGGAACTACAACAACTGTTACATCATTTATACAATCGTTTGACATTGACTTAGAACAAAGACAAAGGAATGCACAAGGAAGAGCATCGGGTCCTAAGATATCAGGAGAACTATTTTTAGCCATGAGAAGATTTGTGCCAGATTTTAAAACATTAGCAGGTAACGCAAAAGTAACTTTAAATGTAAAAAGATATCCACAACAAACATCTAGTCAAACAGCTTTGAGTCCTTTTACTATAACAGCTAGCACAGATAAAAAAGACACAAGAGCTAGAGGTAGATCTGTAAGCGTTAAAATAGAAAATGATTCAACTAGTGAGTCTTGGAGATTTGGAACTTTAAGATTAGATATTCAAAATGATGGAAGAAGATAATGGCAAAGATAGCAATTAGAATACCAGAACCAAAAGAACAATATGATTTTTCTAACCAAAAACAAATAAATCGTGCATTAAGTTTGATGAAAGAACAATTAAATTCAACATTCTTAGACGAGATAAAACAGGAGCAAGAGAGATTCTCTTGGTTTTTAAGTGGCTAATATATATACAAATTCAAAGGTAGATTTAACAAGCACAGCTGAGACTGTTGTTTATACAAGTCCAGCAGCAGGTACATCTACAACTGCAACAACTAGTATAATCAAATCAATACTAGTATCTGAAGATTCAGGTAACGCTGACAGTATAACTTTGACATTAACAGATACTTCTTCAAACGTGTTTAGTTTGTTTAAAACAAAGGCTATTTCAGCCAATGCAACCGAGGAACTACTAACACACCCTCTTGTTATTACAGAGGGAGAGGTTATAAAAGCAACAGCAGCATCAGGAAATAGGTTACATATTGTGTTTTCTGTGCTACAAATAACAAGGGAATAATATGGCATTTACAGAACCACCATCAGTTAGATACGAGATAATTAACGGTAAAAAAGTACCGGTTGTTGAGTGTGAAACTGAAGTAGTATTAAGAAATAAAAAAACAAATTATGAATATAACTCTGACAAAGAGGCAGAGGACGATATTGCAGATCCAAATACAGACACTGTATATGAGGATGTAACAAGATCTGTAAAAATTAAAGTGGCAGACATGCCACCATTAGGAGCAGGATCAGACGAATAATGGCTATAACTAGAGCACAACAAGCAAGACAGATGTTAAAAGACGGAAACTTTGTTATGCAAGGTGGTGTTAAAAACTATCTTGGTAAACAAAAAACTGTTTCTGATGTTCCGGTAAAATGGCAGTCCGGTCCAGATAAACCATCTACAGAATTAGCTTATATTACAAAAGCAGAAAAAGATTTATTATTAAAAGAAGACATACACGGATCATTAAAAGAAGGACCTAATGAAGGTCCAGAAGGTATTATATCGTTAGACTCACAAGGAGATAGAGGAACTTATGGTGATCCCGGTCAAAGTTATGGTGACAGACAAACCAGCGACACTAGTCCTGAAGTTGGAGACAGAGGTGGCGGGTATCAAGATTCTGGATATGAAGAGCGTAGAAAAAAAAGAGAGGAAGATCCTTTTTATGGAACAGATCAACAAAATAGACGAGATTTAATAGAAAAAGAAAAGAAAAGAGTAGAGCAGATGAAAAAAGATGCTCGTAAAACTAGAAGAGAAATGTCTGATCTTAAAAAGGCAGATAGAAAAAAACGACAACAAAGAATTAGAGATATATTGAGTGGTAAGTTTGGAGTTAACAATCCTTTTGGTTTGAGCCCTACAGAATTAGCAGATCTACAAGCTCTTGGTTATGACCCTACATTAGGTCTTGAAGGTATTGGAAAAGAAATGGGAATGCCAGGTTCTAAATTTAGTCCAAATAAATTTACTGCAGATCTACTTAGTAGAGCTTTAGAAAAAAACGATAGATTTTCTGGCGTTAATTTAGAAACTTTTCAAAACAGGAGTTTAAAAGATGTTGGCCCTAACACTTTACCAGGACCACTTTTAAATATTTTAGCTGGCAGTGGCCTTCTTGACAAAAATATGACAGTAAACAGAGAATTTTTTTCAGATAGAGATTATAAAAACATTTTTGGAAAAGATCAAAAAAGTGTTTTAGAAGGCGGTAAATTAACTTATGATGGACTACCAGTATCTCAATCACTATTTGAAATGTTAACTCCCACAGAAATGGAAGAAGTTTATGGTGATTACATGGATAGAAGAATGGGTGGTGAAATAGACGCTTACGGTAATCCTACTATACAAGGAGAGGACAGAGGACAAAACGATCCTTGTAAAGGACCTAACCCACCTGCATATTGTTTTATAGGTGGAGGAGCAGAGACACCACCAGAAGATCCTGTTTTTACACCTTCATTTAGATTTATGAATCGTGGTGGTATGGTTGAAGATGCACCTATGGGTGGGATCATGGATCTTGAAACAACAAGACAAATGTTATTTTTAGGTGGTATAGCAAAAGGTATTAAGAAAGGTTTAAAGAGTGTTACAAGAGGAATTAAAAAAGTTGCTAAATCACCATTAGGTAAAGCTGCATTATTAGGAGCTGTGGGTTATGGATTAGGTGGTGGTTTTAGTGCTGGTGGTTTTAAATTAGGTAATTTACCAGGAGCAGGTTTTTTTGGTAAAGGTAGTTTAAATCCTTTATTAAGAAAAGTAGGTGAAGATTATGCACAAAGCACGTTTGGATCTTTACTTAATAATATGACAGGTTTAAAAGTTGCCGGACTATCTGGATTAGCAGGTCTGTTATTAGGTAAAGTTGGTAAAGACGATGATAATTTTGATATAGAAGAGTATTACAGAACGGCAGGCATAGATATACCTGAAAATCAATATAGATTTTTAGCAGAGGGTGGATCTACAGAGAAAGAACCAGTCGCTAAGAAAACAATGCCATTACTAGATATGGATGGTCAGGAGATGGATTTTAGACAAGATGGTGGTTTTGTGCCGATAGGTAGAATGGAAAAGGCAGATGATGTGCCTGCAAGACTATCAAAGAATGAGTTTGTATTTACAGCTGAAGCAGTTAGAAATGCTGGTGGTGGGGATGTGGACAAAGGTGCAGAAGTTATGTATAATACTATGAAAAACCTCGAAGCCGGAGGTGAAGTATCAGAAGAAACGCAAGGCTTAGAAGGCGCACGTAATATGTTTCAAACATCACAAAGATTAGGAGAAGTCGTATAATGGCTACAGATACAGTAATAAACAGGCCCGCGCCATTTGTAGAAGATATAGGTAAAAATCTAGCACAACAAACGGTTGCACAAACACAAGTACCAGTTGTAACAACAGGACTACAAGGTCTTGGGTCCATGGCCCAACCAACACAACAATCGTTTGAAACAGCAGATCAATTTAAATTAAGACAAGATTTATTTGGTGCACAACAAAGAGCTGCACTAGGTTTTGAACAAAGACAACAAGCATTATCAGGATTAAAACAACAGGTTGCTGGTTTAGATCCATTACAACAACAAGCTCAACAGAGAGCTGTAGCAGGTCTAGGTTCTTTTCAACCATTCTTAACACAAGCACAACAACTATCAGGAGCAGGAGCTGGTACAGGACCAGATTCGGTGCAAGCTTTTATGTCTCCTTATCAACAACAAGTTATTGACACAAGCTTATCAGAGTTTGATAGACAGGCAGCTATCAACAGACAAACAATAAGAGATCAAGCAGTCAGATCGGGCGCATTTGGTAGTGGTAGAGAAGGTGTTCAATTAGCGGAACAAGGGGCACGTACAGCTGAAGCAAGAGGTAGATTACAAGCTGGATTACTATCTGATGCGTTTAAAGATGCAGTAGGTAGAAGACAACAGGCAGCTGCAGATCAAATGACTTTTGCACAAGCGCTACCACAATTTCAAAGAGCAGATGTTGCAACTCTAGGTGGTCTTGGATCATTAAACCAAGCGTTAGAACAAGCTAGATTAGATTCCACAAGAGAAGCTACAAGAGCAGCAGCGTTCATGCCACAAGAACAAGTTGATAGATATGCAGATATCGTAACTGGAATCATGGGTGGTATGAGAGGACAAGGAACTCAAACAACTAACAGAGCAGATCCAGGTCTTTTACAATCAGCCCTAGCAGCGGCAGCTACAGGATTTGGAATCTACGATAGATTTGCAGGGAACTAATGAATAACAGAGTTTTAAAAAGACCAATGTTTAGGATGGGTGGTTCTTCAAACGAAGGCATCACATCTGGTTTAGATAGAGTTGGATATAAAGACGGTCCATCGAAAGAAGGTATAAACGAAGACGTAACCAGTGCAGCATTAAAAATAATGATGCAAAAACAGTTTCCTAATATGTCTGATGCAGAACTCAACACCATGATAACTAATTCACAAGCATCAAAGGGCAACGAATTTGCACAAGAAAGAATGTTAGGCATGGACTATAATATAGATGCAACCAATGCTATGTTAGCAAAACTACCTAACTATATGCAAAAACAAGATCCAAAAGAAATGTCTAATGATGATTTTAGTAGGTTTATGATTAATTTTGGTTTGAATCTTGGTACAGCCACACCACGTGGAAACATACTAACGACTGCTTTAGCAGCGGCTCAAGGACCAACAAAAGAATATTTTGAAAGACAAGATGCAAGAGATTTAATGGAAAGACAAGATGAAGCAAACGAAAGAGAAAGACAATCAGATTTATTTAAAACTATGTTGTCTAGTAATGTTAATCTTTCAAAAGCAAAATATGATGCGATAACTGCAAGAGATAAGGACCCTGAAATCATAGAAGTATTTAGTAAAAGTGCAAATGATGGCAGAGGTGGAAAAATATTTGTAACTTTAGAAGATTTAATTAAAGACATGAAGACTACAAAAGATTTTGTACCAATGCCAAAAACAGAAGATGGTGATACACCTGCCAAAATAAAAGTTGCAAATGATGTTGTACAAACAACTTCAGATATTATAGCTAAAAAAGCTGCAATAGAAAAAGCTAAAAATGATCCTAATTTTACAGGTGATTTAAAACAATTAGAGCAAGATTTACAATTGTTAAAAACTAGAATCTCAACTTTAACTAAAACAGATCCAATAGCTTTAGCTATATTAAATGATCCAATAGAGGTTCAAAGAATATTAAGAGCAATCAAAGCGCAACTTGTAAAAGAGAATCCAACTAAATATCCAGGTGGTGTAGATGGAGAAAATTTACAATTACTTGAGGATGCTAAGACTGAATTTGAAGCATTCTTTGGATTACAACAAATGGCAGAAGGTGGTAGAGCTGGATATCAAATGGGTGGTGGTGCTGATATGGATCAAATGCCAGAAGATCAAAACGCACCAAAGATAGACTTTGATACATTAAGGGCCAGATTACCAAAAGAAATTACAGATGACATTGTAAGATTAATTGCAGCTAGCCCACAGGCATTTGAAGATTTTGCAGTGATTCAAACACAACAAGACGTGGATTTATTTAATCAAAAATATAACGTAGAATTAGTTTTACCAGCGGAGGCATAAAATGGCCGATACTGCCTACGAGCGATATTTAAAAGATACCGGACAAACAGACGATCGAAAAGGTTTAGATCAAGTAAAAGAAGCTTTCTTTACGGCTGTACAAAATTTAGGAGAGCCTAAACCACCGGTTAAATACTTAAAACCATTATTTCCTGACAAAGATGAAGAGGGTAAATTTAAAGACCATAGTTCTTTACGTTTAGCTTTATTTTTAGATCCTAAATTAAGAATTAATCAACAATTAGCTTTTAACGAAGCTAGAAAAAAACAAGGATTAGAACCAACAGATTTAATAAAATTTTTAGAGACTCAAGATAATAAGGATTACATATCTGGATTAGATGAACTTAGAAAAGGTGTAGCATCCGGTGGATATGATCTAGTATCAGGAGTTGGCACATTATTATTTGGTGGTACAGATTTAGCTTTTAATACAGATTTTCAAAATAAGTTTGAAGAAATAATGAAAAAGGCAGAGCCATCTAGACCTGAAACATGGCAAGGAGATGTTGTAGGTTTGATGACTCAGTTTGCTGTACCAGGTGGTGTTATACAAAATATTGTTAATAGAATACCAAAAGTTGCTAAAATTAAAAAAGCTATATCAACTATAAAAGGTAGTAAAAAAAGAAAAGTTGCAACTATTGCTTCAAGAGCTGTTGAAGGTGCAACAGTTGTAGGTGCAACAGATTTTATAGCATCTGAACCAAGTAGAGAATCTTTTTTCTTTGAACCAGAGTCAACAGAGGGTTTGACAGGTAGAAAGAAAGCTGCAGCCACATTGAGAAACAAAGTAAAATATGCACAAGAGGGAACACTAATTGGTGGTGGTTTTCCTCTTATGGGTAAAGCAATTCAGTTAGGATATAAATATGGTATTAGACCACCGGTAAGGGTCACTGCAAGTATAGGAGCAAAAACAATCGACAATGCTGTATTTAAACCAATAGTATATTTAGGATCAACTAAAGTTGCAAAACCTATTGTAAGTAATGCATCAAAAGCAATAACAGGTACAAGTAAATTTGTTCTATCAGCAGCAGCAAAAACTTATGTATCTGCAAAGTCAGGTAAATTTGTAAAACAGCTACCTCCATTTGAACAATGGAGATTATTTTCTACAGCATCACCTATTAAAGAAGAACGAGCTATAAAAAGTTTGGATAATATTTTATCTTATCTTAGATCATACGGTAAACTACCAAAAGATATTGAGGGTATAAGTGAGTCTGCGATGCTTTATATAAAAGCAAGAGCTAGAAGAATAGATAGAACTATGGAAGGTTTAGAAAAAAAAGCTCATAATTTAGCTAAACAATTTGAAAACAACTACAATAAAGGTGATAGTTCTCCTGCTTTACAAAAATATTATTTAGATCAAATAGAAGAATTTTTAAGAGGACAAAGAAAGTTATCTGATTTGCCTACAGATTTACAATCATTGTCTTCTGATCTAAAATTACAAGTAAAAAATACTATGGCAGAGTTTAAAAAACTTTTACCTAAAAGTAAAAAAGCAGATGAGTATTTACAAGATTTAGAAAACATAGAAATAAACAGAGTAGGTAGTTATTTGGTTAAATCTTTTTCAACATTTACAAATCCTAATTATTTACCGGATAGAAACATAATGAATAAAGCAGTTGATTATTTGGTTAAAAATGTAATTACTAAAAACAAATCAATGCGAGAGGATGCATTAAAAACTTTTCCTAATTTAAGTGCAACAGATGCTTACAAGCAATCAGCAGAAAATCTAGCAGAAGCAATATTAAGAGCTGGTAGAGCAGATGGCAAGAATCCTCTTGATCAATTAAAAAAAATAGGAACAGAATTATTAAAAAATAAAAAATATAAATTTTTAAAAACAGGGGAAGAACTACCAATAGCAATAAGAGAATTATTAGGCGAAGAAAAAAATTTAAAAACTTCTGTTGCTACAACTATATCTGAATTAATATCTGCATCTGCAAACAAAAGAGCATTTGATGCTATAGCTAGATCGGGTATAAAAAATGGTTGGTTGTTTCGAACAAAAGATGCTGCAATATTTGCTAAATATTTAGATGCACAACAAATAACAAGTATACCAAGATTAGGTAATGTTTTAAAATCAGATGCTTTAAATCTATATGCATCACCAGAATATGTGCAAGCTTTCAAAGGTGTGGGCAGTACGTTAGATAATCTTTTAACAATACCTGTATATCGAGAGATTATGCAAGGTAAGATAGCTGTTCAAATTGGTAAAACTTTATACTCACCACAAACACAGGTTAGAAACGTATCATCTGCATCTTTCTTTGCTTTAATGAATGGTCACATAGGTGGTAAAGCAAGTGTTACAAATGCAATGAAAATTGTATTAGATGATATATTTAAAGCAGGTAAAGGTGGAGTTGCTGAAGTAGAATTAAATAAATATGTAGAGAAATTAATTAGATTAGGTGTATTTGATGAAAACGTAGTTCAATCAGAATTAAAAGCTATTATGGATCAGATAAAAAACAATACAATAAGAACATCCGATCAATTGTTTAGTAAATTAATTAAGATGACACCTACTGATAAAGTTGCAAGATTATACGCAGGTGGTGATAATTTATGGAAACACTATGGTTATGAATATTACAGATCACAATTATCTTTAGCTTTAAAAAATTTAGATGATGTTAAAGAATGGTTTAAATACATGGGTAGACCTTTTGATGAAATAGGACTCACAGGTAACATAAAAAATTTTGATGACGCATTAGATGAGGCTGCAGCTTATCTTCTTAGAAATACTTATCCAACATATAGTAAGGTGCCACCATCAATACAAAATTTAAGAAAACTACCTATAGGTGCTTTTATATCGTTTCCGGCAGAGATACTTAGAACAGGTGCAAACATAATGATGATAGGATTAAAAGAAGCAGCACATCCTAATGCAGCAATCAGACAGATGGGTTTTCGTAGACTATTAGGTGCATTCATGACATCTTTTGCTGCAGGTAAGGGTTTTTCAGAAATATCACAATTCTTGACAGGTTCTGATCAAGCGCAATGGGAAGCATACAAAAGATCAGCGGCAGCACAATGGGATTCAAGATCTAACTTACTTGCAATTGAAGGGTGGAAAAATGGTGAGTCTGCTGCGATAAACTTCTCGTACTTTCAACCATATGATTCTTTGTTTGCGCCACTTGAAGCAGCATTAAAATTAGCAAATGATCAAAATTTAAATCCACAAGAAACAGAAAAATTTGTTTTAGATTTAATGTTTGCAAATGATGGACCGATAATGACTTTCTTAGAACCATACATTACAGAGCCTATTGGTTTTGATAGATTCATAGATGTAACAACTAGAAATGGTAGAAAAGACCAAGGTGGAACGGTGTATACACAATCAGACGACTTAGGTGACAAGTTTATAAAATCTTTTTTATATATTTTAGATGGTGTTAAACCTGGTGTTATAACTAGTGGTGAGAAAATATCTGGAGCTCTTGGTAAAGATTTAACAAAAGGTGGTAAACCATTAAATTTAAAAGATGAATTACTTGCTTTGTTTGCTGGTACTAGAATTATTAGAATAGATGTAAAAAAAGATTTAAGATTTAAAGCTGCAGAATTAAATAGATTATTAAGAGCTGTTGACGAAAACGAACAATTTTATAATGTTAATAATTATCAAAACAATACTCCAGATAGACTAATTAAAACATACGAAGATATGCAAGACGAAGCATTTAGAATTCAAAAAGATATGTTTATTACAATACAAGATTTAAAACTTTTAGATTTAAGTTCAGGCACAATAGATGAGATATTAAGAAAAGCTGGTGTGTCAAGAAAATTAAGAGCTAACTTAGAAGCAGGAATATTTACACCTGTTAATTATTCAAGAAAAAGATTTGAAACAAAAGTTGAAACTATACAAAGAGAGTTAAGAAAAATGGGAGACGAGAATGTTACTTTCTTTTTAAATAGATCTTTTGTTTTTCCAGAATCTGGATTAGAAAGAATTAAAGGTAAATATACTGATAAAAAATTCTTTACAGAAAAATACGATCCTAAAGAAAAATTTTATTTATTAGATAAAGACGGACAATTAATATTTGATGAAAATGGTAATCCTAAATTACAAGAATCATTCTTTAAAAGACAATTGAAAAAAATTCCACCATTTATTCAATACGGATTAGATCAAGTATTGAGTCCTTTTAGTTTAAGTTCAAGAGCACCATTAAATGCGCCTGAAGTTAATACAAGTTTATTTGCACAGGCACCGAAAGTTAACCAAAGTACAGGGTTGACAGACACACAGACAGCGTTACTATCACCTGAAGAACAGATAATTGCAAAGAGAACATAATGCCAAACGGAGATAAAATTAGACCAAAGAATACTAGAGAGCATTTACTTGCTATCTATGGATATATTACAGGATTAAAAAAAGATGTAAGACATATGCATGAAGGTGTTCACGATTTGGGCGGTAAGATAGATAAAATCTATTGGGTGTTATTGGGTACTGTGGGGGCAGTATCACTTCTATTGCTAGAAAAAGTATTAGACAAAGGATGGTTTTAATATGAAACTTACACCTAACTTTAGTCTTCAAGAATTAACAAAATCAGATACTGCCATACGTAGGGGTATCGATAACGAACCTAACGCAGATCAAGTAGATAAATTAAAAA